GGCAAATTATATTCACGATATATTAAATATAGAAGCAGCTATAAAAAAAGAATACGGACCTACTTCATATTGCACATACTATGGTGCTACAAAACCAGAAGATAGGCAACGTTTTATATATGATTTTCAAAACAAAATGAATGACTGTCGTTTTTTCATAGGTAACACACAAACAGGTGGTTATGGTATTACATTAACAGCAGCTAGTACAGTAATATATTATTCTAATAATTATGATTTAGAAAAAAGAATACAATCAGAAGACCGTGCACACCGTATAGGACAAATTAATCCTGTGTTATACATTGACATGGTAGCAAAGAAAACTGTTGATGAAAAAATAATAAAAGCGCTTAAGAATAAAGTAAATATTGCTAAAGAAATTAGTGGAGAAGAATTATCCGAGTGGATTTAAATTATGCTTTCATTGTAAGCATCTAGTTTTTTCATAAATGCGTTAGTTGCACGTACAAATTTTTCACCAGTCAACTCAAATCTTTGAAATGTTAAATCACGTGAACACATAAGAACTACACCCTGGTCTATTTCTGTATCAAATATAGAATTGTGGGCCGCGGCGTACGCTGCAAGCTGCATTAAATAATCCTGCACCCATTCACGTTTCTTTGGTCTATTTGTTTGTTTAAAATCCATAATAGCTGGTCTACCTTTGTACACACCAATCATGTCTGCAGTTCCTGCATACTTACCAGGATTATATAAATGTACTTCTGATCCCCATATTTCCGTTATATCTTTAAATGATTCATCAATAATCTTTTGTGCCATTTTTTCTGCTTGTACACCTATTTCTGTAAGATCTTTGTATTTATCTCCGTTCACAAAACGTTCTATATATAGGTGGAGCGCGGTGCCAATCTGACCTGCACTCTTAATTATTTCTTCTGCTTTTTTTTCGCCTACTTTTGCACGCCATTGTTTTAAAAATGTTTTATCTTTTGTTTTAGAAAGTATAGTTGTAACAGATGGCAATGCTTCGCCATCGGGTGTAAGATATAATCTTCCATCCCCTTCTTTGCGTTTTAGTTCTGCGTAATTATATTTCTTAATTAATTGCACTATGGCTTATACCATATTTTTTAATTAAAGAAAAGAAACTTTAATAAATTCATTGTTTGAGAGTCTTTAATATCATCAACCATTGCACCTATTCCACGTTCAAAAAGATTTTGACTAGGATCAAAATATTGATCATATCTTCTAAGATAAGGAGCTGGTGGAATTATATTACCATATATCGTTTGTAGTGTATCTTTCGACATACCTGCCGTAGAAGGATATCTTCTAGATCTTTGCGCATCAGGATTAGCTCCAAATACATTTGCTGCAGCAAAATCACTAATTGCATTTAAAATTCCTGCCCTCTCATCAACTCTATGATATCTAGGAATGTCAGCAAAAGCTATTGAATGCGGATTACGGTATCTTGCATCTAGTGCTTTTTCAGCTGCATCAAAATTGACGCCTCTGTAATCTTTGCTTTGTCTATATCTTTCAACCACAGTGTTTCATATGTTCGGCCATTTCTTTTGCACGGTTAGGTGTCTGTTTTGCCCAACGTGAGTCAAGCATTTGAACAGACGCTTCAGCGTAATCAGGTGGATCTTGCTGAAGAGCCTGCCACATTTTCCTGAACTTGGAAACTCCTGTCCCCCCAAGCTGGAAAATCATTTCGATGATTATAATTTTTGCATCATCACTTATTGTTAAACCTTTACACATATCATCTGCTTGATCAATTGCAGATTGTAAATCTTTTTCTAGTATACCCATTAAGAAATCTTCATCATACTCTTTACCATCTTCCCAAAAGTCTTCTATACACAGGTGGCCCACGCCCACTGTTCTCTTTCCTAGCGTGTCAAGGTATACCTTGTTACGGTACCCTTCGTGTTTCTTCACTGATTCTAAAAGTTTATCCATGTCAATCATATTAATCATCCAATTTTTTATTTATGTTTTTTACTTCGTTTTCTATGACAGCTATTCTAGCTTCCATTTTTGTAAACAAAATAAGTGCTTCTTCTATTCTGTCTATGTCACGTTCCATTGCATTGATACGCTGTGATGTCATGCCCCATGTAGCACCTAATGCTATAAAGATTCCTATGATCCACATTGCGTCTCTTACACTCATTAACTTACCAAAGATATTATTCCACCCTTTGCTGCCATACGTGGTGCTACTCGATTAGCGAGTGCTTGGTCCAAGTTTCCTTCATACAAGGAAGCTGCAGCTGCAGGGTTCATGTTAGGGTTTTGTAATATAGAAGAACCAATACTTGATACTTCATCTGCAAAATAATTTGAATCTGGTTGTGGAGGATTTTGTATTCTATCTAATATGTTCATCGCAGGCGACTCACCTGGTGTACCCATTAAAGTATCTGCCGCTCCTTTACCTTTATCTAAAAGATCTTTACCAGCTTCACCAAATATCTCTAATGCATTTCTTGCGGGTGCCATGCTCTGACCAACTTGTTCTCTGTATCGTTGTCCTTTTTCAACCTCTGCTAATTCACGGTCAAACTCTTGCCATTCTTCAGGACGTAATCTTACAAGGCGAGTAAAGTTAGCAAGTCTAACTTGCTCTGGTAATGTATCATCTAATATGTTTCTGTATGCACGAAGAGAAGGAGGACTTGTTATAATGCCACCCATGTATCGCACACCGTATGCTAGTGCTGCTGGTATTAACCAGCCACTTCCAAAAGCTGCAAGTGCACCACCCCCTATTGTTTTTGTTTGTAATCCTAATGCTGATGTAGGTAGAGCAGATTTAATACCTGAACGTATACCACCCATTACTGCACGACGTGCCATGAATGTACTTATTTCTGGTATACCATTTGCTGCTGCCGCAGTCATTAGCGTAGCAAAGTCTTCTAAATCTTTTAGGTTAGGTAATTGCGCTGCTTGTTTACCAACTAAACCTGCAGGTGCATCGTATTTTACTGCTTTTAATCCTTCGTTAAAATTAACGTTGTCAAATTCTTTTACTATTCCTGTTTGTCCATCACGTACTACTATTTTAGATACTTGTGGTCCTGGTAATGCTTTTTCGAATAATGTTTTAAGTGGGTTGCCTTTACCTAAACCAAGTGCACGTCTAAATATTTCTCCATCAAATAATTCTGCGCCATCTCTTTGTACAATAGAATTGTTAAATACTTTGTTAAGATAAATACCTAATCCTTCATAGTATGCTTTATCACCAACAATGTTTTTCATTGTCGCTAAATTTGTTGCAGCATTGGCTGGATCTTTTTTAGCTATATCAATAACTGTTTCAAATATATTTGTTGCTTGACGATCTGGATCAACGTTAATAGCCATACCAAATCTTTCTACAGGACCAGCTACAGCTTTACCTGCTTTTGTTGTAAACATCATCATGCCGTTGCTTACAAACTTTTCATAATCACGCCATAATTTTTCTACTTCAGGTATACCTGACTTTGATAAGTTACCAATGTCTGCTTCCCATGCTTTATATATATTTAAAATATCTGCTTGACTCTCTCCATCTGCATTCTTTAAAAATTTATTATATAGTTTATCCATTTGATCACGAAGACCATAGTATTGCTCTATTGTTCTAGCACCTGCAATGCCAGGATTTATAATTTGAGTTTTTAGAAAATCAATAAAAGGTTCTGGAACTGCTTTACTAATTGCAGCTGTGCCTTCATCTGTAGGAGCAATTTGTCTTTGTGCTAAAGCTCTTTGATATATTCTTTTTGCTTCATTAACTAATGTAGAATCATCTACAACAGCGCCGTATTTTCTAGCTGACTCTAATAACAATTGTTGTTTTTCTGCAGCAGCATCTCTAAATCCTCTTGCAGCAGCGCCACCTAATCCTGATATTTTAGCACCGTGTTCACTAACATTTAATATGGGTGCAAAAGTTAATTTTTGTATTATGCTACCACCAAGGTCCATGTAAGCATTCATTTGATCTGCTTTGTTTTTATATATTCTTGTACCTATAACTGGCGCACGTCCTAATAATTTTGAGATACCTGCCAACATAGGAGAACCAACATCAGATCGTTGTACGTTTGTACCAATCATTTTTTCTGTTTGCGGTAATAAATCACCTACTTGTTTTAAAGGCGTTTTTAATTCAGAAGGACTTAAAAAATTAAAGACAGGGCTTCTCATTAACCTTGTCATTAAATTTCCAATTAAAGGAATATTTAATTGTATGTTTTGTGATCTACCACCAACAGATGTTTCTATAAATTCTTTTGTTAACGGATCTTCTTGTAGCATAGTAGAAAATTTACCAGATTGATATAATCTTTGTTCGGCATCTAATATTTCTTGACCTGCAGGAACTCTAGATCCTGCTCTTGGTTTAAACATGCCAAATACATTACCGCCTATAAATCTTTTTGTTGCATAGTAAGCAGGTCTTGCTCCAAAGAATACACTGGATATTGCACCATCAATTGCTGCATCTTTCAATGCACCTTTTATTCTTGTTGCTTGATCAGGACGATTGATACCTTCAGGACCAAATGTTAATCTGTCTGGTATTACAGCAGACATTGTTTCTAATATTTGATTATCACTATTCTTTAAAAACTTTTTTGCTGTGCCAGCTTTGTTCATTATATCTAATTGAACTTCATAACCATAATCAGCTATTCCTACGCCTGCAGCACCACCAACCACTGCGCCTAATGCTTTCGCCCACCAAGGTCCTGGGACCTTGCCGCCACGTGCCATGCCAGCCATAAATCTTTTACCAATACCTTTTGTTCCATATCTAAATGAATCTCCAAAAGCATCAAGAATCACTGGTCCAGCTTTATATCCTTTTAAAGCACCAACTGTTCCTACTACCATTTCTTGCCCAGCTTCTAATATAGGATAAGGACTAGGAGTAGAAGTATACAAACCAAACTCATCTTCATTAAGTAATGTACTAGGCGTTATTGTTGTAAAATCTTTTTGTGATAAACCCATAGATCTAATGTATCCTTGTATGTCATTATTAAGTTCAGCCACTTGTTCTGGTTCCATATTAGGATATTTTTCTTTTGCTCTTGCTATAATGTTAACTACATTGTCACGTACTGTATCTCTTTTTTCTCTATATGTTTTTAAATTTTGTAATTCTAAAGCTCTTGCATCAAGTTCTTTTTGTGATGCGACAAAAGGATTATCTTTACCAAAAGGTTGTCCAGGCAATAAAGCGTTTCCAAGTATTTGAAATGGAGCTGATGCAGCTTCTGCAATAGGTTCCATAGTTTTTCTATTCTTCGCTATTATCTCTTCTGCTTTTGTTTGTGGCACACCACCTTCTGTTTTACTTACAAATTTTTTATCTTTCGCGTCTAACTCTGATGCTGCTTTTTCAAACTGTTTTGTTGATATATCTACCATTAATTTAATCCGTATTTATCTAATAAACTTTCATATGTTTGTTCATTTTTTTGCATGTTTTCATTGTGGTCTACTTGTATATTACCTTCAAAACTTTTCATCCAATCCGGATATCCCATACCACCAGATATATCAAGATTAAGCGCTCGTTCTTCTGGATTATTAGATAACCAATTATAGTATGCATTTTCTAATTTTTTAGAACCTTCTATTGTAAAGAAATCCGGTTGTTTTTCTTTGTCATAACCAGCAAGTGTTAAAGCACCTGACATATTATTGTATAGTTGATTATATATTCTTACATAGTTTTGTATAATTGCTTTATCAGTTGTACGACCACCAATACCTGTTAGTCTTACATCTTCAAATGATCTACGTAAAACGTCTGCTAACATACGACCAGTTGGCTGTCTGTCTCTCGCTAACATTAAACCTAATGTTGTTTCAAATGTTTCTAATACAGATCGTTCACCACCAGATTGTAAAAGTTTTGTAAAGGTATCTGCAACAACGTACGCTCTTGCAGGCTGTCCATTAGTGTCTACACCATAATCATCGCCACCTAAAGCTGCTCCATATCTATCTTGTGTTAATCCATTACCTCCATATTTATTATCTCTATCAACAAATACAGGTATTTCTACACCACCTATAGTCATCGTACCATTCGCTGTTTCACGAACAGCAAAACCTGAACCTGTAGGATCTGCAGAATCAAAATCACCTGCAATTATTTGTCCTGTAAATTCTTCAAATACTTGCGCAGCTGGTCCTACAATTTTTCCTAACTCACCTGAAGCACCAATTAAATCTGGTCTTTCTATAATTAATGGAATAATTTCATTGGCAAGTGGCACTAATCCACGTTTAACATAATTAGCATATTGTACTTGAGCATCAGATGATGCGTCACCTTTTACGTTTATTGAATCAGCATAGTTTAATCCAAATGCATCTTGACCTTCTCCAGCTTCAACAAAACTAAATACATCAAAACCATAAGCTTGATTGAATCCGTAAAATTTAGTTTCTTCTGGACTTGTTCTTTTCACAGTTAATACTTTTAAAGGTTTTTCTAACTTAATTGGTTTACCGCTTGCATCTAAAGAAATACTGCCATCATCTTCTGTTTTGTAATTTTGATATACCATAACGTATGGGCCACTTCTATCTTGCATGTCTTCCATTTCTTGAAAATATAAATCAAGTGCAGCAGCTCCTATCTCACGATCAGCTTTTGCTTTTTCTACACCCATTTCAAATAGTAATGGTGCGGTTTGTTGTCCTGTTTGTCCTACTACATCAAAAAATCCTTTGAGGCCAGGTTGATCAGTTCTGCCTGACATTAAAGAAGATCCTATTTGCATGAGTAAAGCTATCTTTTGTAATTTGTTTCCTGACGAATCGCCAATAAAATTTTTAATTACATCTTTATAATTGTTTATTCTTTTTACACTATCATTATCAATGTAATCAGCAATAACTGTATCATTTTGTAAATCATTTGATGCGTAGTTATTTGTTTCTGTGCCAGCACCTGAGTTTGTTGTAAGAGATTGTTCATTTTCAATTTCTTCGTTTTTTGATTCTACCTGTGATTTTATTGGAGGACCATCTACAGGGGCATTTGGTTGTGGGTCTTTTGATGTGACGTTTATTTCTGTACTTATATCAGTCGTTACATCATCTTGAAAATCTGCTGGTGTTATGTTTCCTGTATCTGTTAGAGAGTCAACCATTAAAGGTCCTGTCCCAAGAGTAAACATTCTACCTTGTGGAGTGTTAAAGCCTCTAGCTGTTCTTTGAAATAAAGGTCTCAGTAATGAACTAACCATAGGACCTTAATTCTTCAATGCTTCGTATGCGGCCAATCCTTGAATACCACTACCTACAGCTTGAGCTAATGGGTTGACCGTTGGTGAAGTGCCCATGGTTGTAGCCATACCACTTGACGGCATACCTTGATAAATATCGCTAACAAATCCAAGACGTTGAAACGGCTCGTATTTTTGTTGTATTGTTTGACGATATTTAGCGTCTTCAATTTGCTGTAGACGTTGTTGCTGTACTGAGCCAGCTGACATAGCAGATGCAATATCCCCCTGTTGCAATGCTTGTTGTTGTGCGCCGAGTGCTCCAAGACCTTGTGATGCTTGAGCCATTCTTTGCATTTGATTTTGAAAGTTTTGTTGAGCAGACTGTTGCGCTTGTTGAAAGTTTTGTGCTTGTGCTTGACCAACAGCTTGCGCTTGTTGCCTTCCTAATTCTGCAGTTTGTATACCTTGTCTAGCTCCACCAAAAGCTCCTGCTTTTGATGCCTGTAAATTAGTTTGATTTTGTAATTTTGCAAATTGATCTTCTATTCCTGAAATAACTTCGTTTTGATATGGATTCATATATGCTTGATATGACATCGGATCATATGCTGCTGTGCTACCTAATAAATTATCTGTAGCTGCATTTAAATAAGGTTGAAATGAGCCAAGACCACCAGCTGTATCTGTAAAAGCTTGATTTTGTAAATCAGTAAAATCAACAACTTCTTGTTGAGGAATAGTTACAGGATCTTTTGCAAATCCTGAAGCTGTATCCATAAGCTGTAACTTACGTGCTTCTATTTGTGGTGCTTCACGCTGAAACGTCGTCTGGAACTGGGTTCCTGATGGATCGCCTCCGTCGCTTAATCCTGGTATACTCAAAATATTCTCCTATAATTTGTTCCAATTTTTTGCATTCCTAAACGTTTTGCAACTTTATCAAAGCTACCTGTTTGTTCAGAAACACTTAATATTACTTCTTTCACTTTATTCATCTCTGACCAATTTACAAATCTTTTCATAAGTTGTATACCAGTCATTTTGCCTCTCTCCTCTGGAACTACATATAGTTCCAATTGTCTACTAAAAGTGTCCTTACTATAAGGAAATTCCAATATGCATCCTATCATAAAACCTATTGGTTCTTCCTTTTTTGTAGCAACTATACCAAACATGTTTGGTTTATTCATTGCTGCGAAGAAATAGTTTTTAACCTTTTCTTCGTTTATCTCTACTTCATTCCCCCAGTGAGATTCTTTTAAAAAGTCTTTGCTAACTTTTTGAATCCAATAAAGATCTTTCTCTTCGAAAAATCTCCAATCCATTTACTATACCATAGCTTCCGAAGGTTTTTCAGATTCTGGATCTAGTTTGTTCATCATTTGATACATCTTTTTTGCTCCTTTTATTCTGCTACCATTACCAAAATTTTCTACAGCTTTAGCTGTCATGACAAATTCGCCATCACTTAACTTTGCATTTATCGCATCATCTTTTGGTCCACCTGGGCCACTGACCTCGCCACCTGTTTCATAAGGCGTAAAATCTAACCTGTCTGGCACGTAACTATAGTAAGGGTTTTTCATCATGTCGTATAGTTGAGACATACGTTTTTTTTCTTTTTCCCGCATCATTTCTTCTGTTTGTTCTTCTGTTGGCATGCCTCCTGTTAAACCTGCTAGTAAAGGTAAACCAGCTTTAATATCAAAAGATCCTGCTGGAATATCAGTGCCTAAGAAAGATTTTCCCGCTTGTTGAGTTCTAAGTAAATCTGATAACTTCATGCCTGGCGATAATGTTCTTGTAGTATCTCCAAGATATTGAGTTTTAGGCATTACGTTTAAAGGCATGTTTTTCATACCACCTTCTACTCCAAATCTTGGTACTGTTTGTGTAATCGGTTGTCCACCTGGTGCCATCAATAAATCCATTGCACTTACGTCGCCACCTAATGTATTAGCCATAGCGTTTGCTTTCATAAAAGAAAACGGAACAGCTGTTAATGCAGAATATAATGCTGCACGTTCAGGATTTTTTTGTCCCATCAGTCTTGCTAATCCATAACTTGTTAGACCAGATGTAACTGGTGCTTTTAACATCATTGGCATTGCACCAAACTTTGTACCATATCCACTGAGTAAACTACCTAGGCCAGCGCCTTTGCCACCAGCTGCCAAAAATCCACCTAGTTTTGGTGCAAGGTATGGTGCAGCAAACATGGCTGCAACAGGCAACATTGGTTTTGCTTTCTTAACTATATTCTTTATTGCTTTATCAAAAAATCCCATATTAAATATTAAAAATGTTTGGATACCTTAAAGTTAAATCTTCCAATAAAGTATCATATGAATCGTCATCTGCATCTCTTGCGTCATCAAGCATTTGCAGTATATTTGGCATTGAGTAACTATCATCACTACTAGCCGGTAATTTAGGTTGTTGCATTTGTTCTATAATGCTTTTTATATCCATGTCATTAAGATCTTGGCCTTCAGGCACCATAAACATATTAGGATTATTTGGATCGTATTCTTGAAACTCGTCCATTGGTAAACCTTCATTTTCTGGATCTACTGGATTAAAATATTTATTATAAAGCTCTGTTAAAAAGTAATCATCTGCTGTGGGGTCTAAGTATGATGTAGCTGGTGTTACAATCGGGTTTGGCATTGCTTCCAAACCTTCATCTGATCTAAATAAATCTTTAAGTACATCTTCCATACGTTCATCGTCTGTAGGTACTTCGGTAACTGAAGGTATTGGAGCAGTGTAATTAGGTGCCATTCGACCACCTTTACCTAAATTGTAATCTACTATTGTGCCCGCTTTAGGCGCAAAGGCTCCTATGCCACCTGATCTTGCTATATAACTTTCTCTATTACTATCATCAAAACCTGGCGCCATGGGTGACGGGTATGATCTGTCTCTTCGTCTAGTTGATAGTGCCACTATACGTCTCCTGATTGTCCTTCTATTATTTTATGAATTGCTGCACTAATAACCACATCTTGTCTAATGTGTTCTGATTTAGTGTCAGTTGCAGGGTCAGCAACATCGTCATCAGCTTCTTTAGCCGAACCATATTCCTGTCCTGTTACAGTGTTGGTAATAGTTATTTCTGCTGGGACAACGATTTTAGGTACTTGTTCACCGTTAATCTCAACATACTCTACTACTCCGTCATCTTTTATAGGCATATTCTCTCCTTATAGCAAGTATTTTGTATGTTTTCAATCATTATGATATCTCTAAGAATGTTATATACACGTTTATAGGTTGTGCATTTGTGTTAATTTTTAGTAAGTCTCCTGCCTCTAAAACATCTGACCCAGAAACAAAGGTTTTTGTAGCATTGGCAGCTAAACTAGCTTCTCTTTCTAATTCCAAAGTACCTATTTTTACAGATACTTGAGCTGTTCCACTGCTATTATTAAATACTTTTATTGTTTTTATTATGGTAGTTGTGGCTGCAGGACAAGTGTATACCGTATTATCCCCTGTGCTAGTTAATGCAGATACAACTCTTTTATATGTGTTAGCCATTAATTTAAAAACCAGGCAAAAGCCTCGTCCTCTTCTCTAAGTGTTTCTGGTGTGTAAGAACTATTAAGTAATTGTATTAACAAATCTAATGACTGTATCATTTGATCTATTTGTCCTTTACTATATTCTTGTGGTGCTTGTGGTAATCTAGGTATATTTATTTGTGCCATTATCTCATTCCATCTGGTTGTACATCTGCGCGATATGTGCCATATCTCCACTTAGTATCTATTGCAGAACTTGTTATTTTTAAAGATGCTTGTCGACCACGTGCACGTGTATCTATTTTTGTTGTTGTAGGTGAAACTGTGTAAGGACCATTTGTCGTAGCTGTAGAACTCGGATATAATTTAAAGTTTAATTCTACATCAACGTTACCGCTTTGATCTTTAAAGTCTGGTATAAATCTTTTTATTGACATAAGTTTTTCTCCTGCTTCTGGTAAAACAAAATCACCTGATGTTATTGATGAAGACAAAGCTACACCATCCGCATTGTTGCCATTTTCATGACTATATAAAAAACTTCTACCTGCAGTTAATCCTGTGATTGTACTAACTGTAGATGTTGTACTAGAATTTTCAAACTCCATTGCTTGAGGAAAACCATAGACACCCTTATCAAACCATGAAGATCTAGCAAGACTACCAACGTACCAAACGTTTTCTAAGTAATTGTAAGTTACAGATCTATTTATTACGTTTGAACCACTAGAGCAATAAAACCAAGTAACTTCGTTAAACTCTGTGTTAAGTCCCGCAAATGTATCTTTTTGAGATGCTTCATCAATATCAGTAAAAACATAATCTTCTACACTACATGGTATTTTTTGCACTGAACCATCAAATACAAAGAAAGAATCATTGCCCATCCAAAATGATTTGCCGTTAGATTCAACAGCTGCGTGTTGTCCTATACACCCACAAGCAGAACCTAATTGTTGAAAACCAAATACAAACGGTGCACCAATTAATTGCATCTGATACAATGCTGTATCTGACCATACAAGTACAGCACCACGCGAACGTTTTGCTGTTACAAGTTTAGAGCCATCTGTAAGTCTTTGTGAACCAGCTGTGTTTGTAGCAGTTGGCGTCCATACTGCTGGGTCTTCTTGATCAGACCAACGAAGAAACATATCATCTCTTGTGGAAGACGTGCCTATTGTTGTTTCTGTACCAAAACAAATTACATGTCTATCAGTACCAGAAACCAATACAAATCTACTAGATGTAGGAGCACCAGAAACTGCTGTTCTATTTGCGCGCTGCACTGTTGAAGTACTAGCTGATGTGTCCCAATAATATAAACTACCATTTAATTGTTGACATAATATATCTTCGCCCCAATTGTCTAAAGACCATTTACCAGAATCAAGTTGTACACTATTAGGTGCTGGAAGAGCTGCTCTGGATTTATTCCAACCAGGTCCACCGGATACACCGCCGTAAGGTCCTGCACCCCAACCATATCCTAATATAGAAAATGGCGGTCTAGTATTTATTTGATATTCTGCACTACCTGTTACACCACTAGCACCTGCACCAGAAGCTGCTGCTTTTGCAGTGATTACATAATTGTTTGTGTCAGTGACTGATTGTATTTCAAATTCACCTTGTAAATTGGTAGCTGTTATACCATTGGCTGTGCCTGATACACTAGATATAGTAACAAAATCACCTTCTACAGCACCATGTGTAGCGTCTGTCACTGTGACTGATGTAGATCCTGAAGCCGTTGTAAAATTAGTTATTGATGCGCCAGTTTCTCTTATAGGCGTAATGTCATGAAAAGCTTGGTTTTGATAAACGTATAGTTTTTTATTAGTTCCTGTAATTAAGTAAGCATCTCCATCAAGAGAAAACCAAGTTATAATTCCTCGTGCTGCGCCAACTAATGCCTCTGGTGTTGTTTTTGCCCAACCACCTATTTTTTCTGCTAACCCGTATCTAAAACGCACGTTGTCACAATCTATCCAACGACCTTCAGCACCATATTCGGTGTTTTGTTTATCTATACCCGGCGCTACTTGAATTTTTATAAGCGTCATTCAAGCTCCTATATTGCGTTATCGTAAAATCTTATCCAACGTTCTGTGCCATTTACCCTTATTCTTATTGCACCAGCTTTGTTTGCTGCCGATGCTGTAGAAGAAGACAAACTTTTTGATGCATCACTAGCGGATGTACCAACAAAGTTAGTAAAAGCATAATCTTGATCTAGTTGTTCTAATTCTAAAACTGGTTGTGCACCTGTAGCAGAAGATTGATTTATGTGTAATTTAGCGTTAGGTGTTGGTGCACCCATGCCTACACGGTCTGTACTACCATCTGTTATTATTAAATTTTGATCAGTATCACCTTCAAATCTTGCGTCTACTGCAGCTCCTGATTGATTAAAAATAAAAGCACCACCATCAAATGACACATCACCTGTTACGGTAAGTGTGCCTGACAATGCTATGTTGGCTAAATTTTCTGGTATTTGAAATGCTGATGATCCATCAGTATAAATTAAATGTATTGCACCTGCTGTAAGTGTTACGGCAGAACCACCAGATGGCCCAAATGTTAAAGCGTGTCCAGCTCTTGTTGTTGCATCTTTTACTATATACCAATTAGGATTTGCTTCACACGTTAGTGCTGTTGATCCTGAAAGTGTCCCTGTTAAATTAAGAATTGCTCTACTTTGTTGATCACCTGTACCACCACTAGCAACTGTTAATGCTTGTGAAGTACCTGTAATAGAAACACTTGCATATCCTTTTATTGCATTTTCTATTTTTTCTAAGTTATCGTTTGTTTTACTACCCCATGTACCAGCGTTTGCACCAGTTGTTTGGAGGTCTAAATTTAATATCGTCGAATCAGCCATATTATCTCCTTATCCTGTTGGAACGACAGTCCATGAATTACCACTAGAATCGTCTACACCATTCCAGATTGTTAGTTTTGGATCTCCTACTTGTGCTGTTATGCTTACACCCGTTGGTATTACAAGAGCAGAAGCTACTACAGTTACTGTTCCTAAACCAAAAGTTGCTTGTACACCAGCAGGAAAATATCTTGACTCTATTGTAACATCTCCTACAGCAAATGTCGAGGACACTCCTGTCGGTGCTACTAAAGCAGAGCCTGATACTGTAGGATCTCCTACAGCAAAAGTAGATACAACGCCTGTAGGTTCTACAAGAGCAGAAGCTGCTACGGTTACTGTTCCTAAAGATGATGTAATTTGTAAACCTGTAGGTAAAACTAATACACCAGCTGTTACCACGACATCGCCAACAGACATTGTTGCACCTAAACCTGTAGGTGTTACTATAATTTCTGTTACTACTGTTACAGCGCCAACATTGGCAGAAAAAGACAACCCTGTAGGTTCTACTAATACACCAGCTGTTACTGTGACTGTGCCAAGGCTAGAAGTTAATTGTTGCCCGGTTACCGCTATTACGGCATTTTGATCTACGTCTTCGGAAAAGGCACGCTCACCGAATGATGCGGCTGCGAAGGTCATTAGAGTTTATCCATCTCCGCTTTAATATCTGTTTTAGATATTGGAGTCGTATTAACCCAAGTAATGTCAAATTCTTCTTTTTCTCGATCTGTTATTTTTGATACAAATTGAGCATCAGAATTAATATTCATAATGGCTTGATAAATTTTTTCTCCTAAAGTCATGCTAAAATCTCCATTACTGTAATTGATGAATAAGAAGCTCCACTTGCACCACTATCTGAGTTTAGTCTCCATGCACCAGCACTATTTAATCTTTTTGCTTCAACAGCATATGTCGTAGCACTTGTTGTATTAGGTGAATCTATATATACGCAATTGTCGGAAGAAGCATAAAAATTAGCACTTGTATTATTGTCATAACCAGAACTTTCTGTAAATTGTTTTAATTCACTTCCACCTTTTGTAATTCTTAAAGCACCACCTTCACAAGAACTATGATGACCAACACCTGCAAGACTTACTATAATCATTACTTTACTAGAAGCTGCCGAAGGAGTTATAGCTTGTGATAAACTAATTCCAGTATAACTATCACTTGAAACATTAGTTTCTCCTTCATTAGCATTTTGTAAAACTTGTCCAAGTTTACCGCCACCCGCTTCACCTGTTCCAATAGCTGTGCTACCTGTAAATTTAAGAAACTGCCCTGTTGTACCAGAAGCTAAACCCGTGCCGCCATTACCTACAGCGAGCGTACCTGTAGTATTAGTAGCTAAGTTAATTGATTGATTAAGTCCTAGTCTCGTTAGTGCCATTATGGTTTACTCCATATGCTGTGTGTTAGGTTGCCATCAGAATCTCTTGCTAATAGTGCATCATACGCTGCCTCATCCGTGTGGTTGGCTGGCAAGTCTCTAAGAGTTTGCCTCCACGTCTTAACGTTATCTGGCATCGTTACATCAGAGTTAGCAAGGTAATCTGTTTCAATTAGTCTTTGTAATCTTAATTCTTTTATGTAAGCAAGTTTTTTAGGTACAATATTATCTTGGTATTCTTTTTGATCTTTAGCATATTGTTCTTCTTCTGCTGGAGTTCTATCTCTTAAACCAACTATGTTGTCATATGTTTTAGTCATTATGCATTGCTCCCTAATAATCCATAAACTTTGATGTTAGCTTGCTCACAATTACCACTTTCCCAATAGAATTGAAGACCTGTTAATGCTCCTGCATCAGTAACTGTTCGTTGATATTGAGAAACATGTGTATAAATTTTGGTATCTCCTCCAGAGTTAGAAGTCATAACACCATATCTTCCTGTACAACTAAATGCTGCACTTGCAGATCTATCTGTGTTAGCCCATATATAAAATTCTCCCCAAGCACCAGTATCATATTCTCTTGAAGTTACTGCATCTGATATGATAATTTTATTTTGTTCAGTTCCTCTATGCTCTCCATCTGTACCAGCTGTACTTCTAGACCTACTTACATAATCGTAATGAGATCCACTCATAGAGCCAGTAGAGTGTTTTGCTCTCATTGTAAGACCCGCTGTGTTACTTGCTGGTAATACTTGAAATTTAACTAAGTACATATTGTAAGCAGAAGAAAAACAACTATCAATATTCATTTCATTTGTACTATTAGTTGTTTCAAAATACAAACTTCCTGTCTGTTTCATTGTTTGTATTTTAGAATTTTGTACATACTTTAATGCACCACTCGCTGCACTATCTGAAATTAAAAATTTATCTGTATCAGCTAAAGAGGTTTTCTCTGTCTGTCCTGTAATGACACTAGACGGTAACGTAAGAGTCGAGCTTGACGTATCAAGGGTTACGCCTGACGGTACGGTATACGTGTCACCTGAGTCACCGATCGTTGCGGACGTTCCACTAGCGGGGGACCACTTATCTGCTTTTATTTCACTGCTCATATATTATCCTATTAGTTTGTATCCACAAAAAGAAGAATAACCAGCATCAACATCTTGTGATCCTCCTTCATCATGATATAGAAAAACTTCAACATAATCTGAAGCTGATAAATTTATATCTATTGATATTGGAAGAGTTATAAATTTATCAGAACCAGTGCCATATTGATTCATTCTATAAACATTTAATCCATCTAAAGTATCAGATCCATTGACGTGTATTCGTAGTGATACTGATTCATTATCGTCTATATTTCTCATAATTACTATTCCAGAAAAATGATAATTACCCCCTTTACCTGAAGGGACTGTAAATTTGTTTGAAGCAAAAGCATTATCTGTATCGTATATTTCACTATCCCAAGCTATTTTTGTATTGGTACCATTTGGTATACTTTGATTACTTGCTAATTCTACTTTAAAAGCTGGGGTGTTAGCAGCTACAGCATACGCTGACCCTGCAAGATTAATCGTGTCTCCCGACTCACCAATAGATATTGACGATCCAGACTGCTTGATGATTTCGTTTACTTTAA